GTGGTGAAGGTTTAACAAACGCATTAGACAATATAACTCGTGATGCTAAAGGTAGTACTGATGATATAAAGAAAGCAATCAAAGGAGCAATGGTTGGTAAAGCAGTTGGAACCAACGTTATGTCAAGGATGACTGGTGGTGTTATGAATCCAAACTTGGAATTATTATTCCAAGCACCTCAATTAAGACCTTTTAACTTTAGTTTTAGAATGACTCCAAGATCTGAAGAGGAAGCAAAGGAAGTAAAAAAAATTATAAGATTCTTTAAAAAGAATATGACTCCCATAAGAGAATCAACTAATTTATTCCTAATGGCTCCAAATGTATTCTCAATTGAATATATACATGAGGGTTCGGAACATCCAGGACTAAACCGAATAAAGAGTCCATGTGCATTACAATCATGTAATGTTGACTATACAGCAGAAGGTAGTTACATGACCTTCCCAGATGGAACTATGGTATCGTATGTAATGTCTTTATCCTTTATGGAATTAGAACCTGTATACCAAGATGATTATGATAAGTTCACAGATAAATCAGAAATAGGATTTTAAACTATGCCAACATATTTTAGAAAAGTACCTAACATACAATATGTCAGTAGAGATCCTAAGTATGGAACTACTCTGGATGATTATGTTGTCATAAAAAATCTATTTAAAAGAGGTAAATTAAGATCTGATATATTTGAGAACTTAAGTTATTTTGAGAAGTATACAATAAATGGAGATGATAGACCAGACGTAGTAGCGTCTAAAATATATAATGATCCAACTCTCGATTGGGTTGTTCTACAAGCAAATAATATATTAAATGTATTTGATGAATGGCCTAAAACTCAAAGAGCATTCGACAAATACTGTTTAGAAAAATATGATAATTATGACAATCTATATGGTGGAATACATCACTATGAGACTACAGAACATAAAAGCACAGACAATATTATAATTATCCCAGAAGGTAAAAAAGTTAGTGAAGGATTTTATAATGCTCCAGAATATGCTATTGAGATGGATAGCAATGTAAGACTTCCAACAATAATTCCTGGAACATACGCAGAATGTATCTCACAAGTTGGAGGTGCTGAAGGAAAAGTGACTGCATTAACAATAACAAATCAAGGTATTGGTTATACTGCTGTTGCAGGAGTCACATTAGCTGCACCTGGTGCAGCAACAACTGCAACTGCAATATGCACATTAAATGTACCTCCAGATGATATGGAGGTTGGTAACGTAACAATTATAGATTCTGGACAGGCATATACATATCAACCTAGCGTAACATTCAGTGATCCAAGAGCAACTGTATCAGGTATTCTAACAGCGTCAGTTGGTGTTGGAACAACTAATAGTGGTCAAATAGCAGAAATATTAGTCTCAAATCCAGGAGATGGATATAACTTCATACCAACAGTTACTGTTGATCCACCCCCTGATCCTATAGGTAATGCACAATATGTTGGAGTATCAACCTATCAAGTAACTATAGGTTTTGAAGGTATGCATATTAATCCCACTGGGGACAAAATGTATACTTGTCATGGTTCTTTGGGTTATACAGTTGGTGAAGTTCATTCATATGACTTATCTACTGCTTGGGATGTGAATACTGCTACTGTAGCAAATATCAAGATTATGAACTTTAGTGGTATAATCTTTACCTATTGCACTGGAATTGACTTTAAACCAGATGGTAAGACAATGTATCTTTGTGGTCTTACAGACTCTGGATTTAAGATTGTAGAATATTCATTAGCAACTGCATGGGATATTACTTCTACAATGACATATGTTGCCAGTATCACAACAGTGAGTCCATCTAGTATTAGATTCCAAGATAATGGTAAATATGTATTCATCATGGATACAACAAATCCAGATACCGTTAGGAAACATGAATTAATAACTGAATGGTCTATAGGATCTATGGTATCTACACCAACACAATCAGTAAATATTAGTACTCTTGTTGGTGGTGAGGATAATATAAATGCAATAAACTTTAAAGATGATGGATCTGAATTATATGTAAGTGGAGCAGATAATGCTTCAGTTTACTTCATTGGTTTGGGAAGTAATTGGAACCTTGATAGTTTAACCTTAAGAGGAACTCTAAACACATCTTCATATGATACTAAACCACTAGACTCATTTACAAACCCAGGTAGAACTAGATTTATAGTTCCTGGTGGTAATGGTAGATTAATACACACATACAATATGGATCTTACAGCGACTGCAACTGTAACGATTGTCAATGAGCAACTTGCTATAACAGCAATAACTGCTGGAGGTGGAGCATATGATCCTGCAAATCCACCAAATATTACTGTTCAACCACCAACACCACATAGAGCAGCAGTTGGATACACAATAGTCAATGATGGTAAAGTAACTGACATTGTTGTTACTGATAGAGGATACAACTATAGATCTGCACCAACTATAACAGTTCAAGCACCATTAACTCCAATAACTGCAACTGCAACATGTAAGACTCTTAATGGTAGAATAATTGAGATCTTTATTATAGATCCAGGTAAAGGATATTATGATCCACCAACTATTCAATTCAGTGAACCAGGACCAGTTTATATTCCATCTGTAGGGGAAGTATTTGAGAGAGATGGTCAAGAATGGAGATATGATGGATACAACTGGAAGAAAAGACTATCTTATGGAACTGTATATAACGATCCAAACATTGATTCTTTAGTGGAAGTAAGTGGTAGAGATTCTTCTGTACCAGTTACTAATTTAGAATATGAACAAAAAGTAGATGATAAAAAAAGAGAGATCTTTGTACTTAAACCTAGATATCTCGGTATCATTTTAGATGATATAGAAAAAATTATGGAATATAAAAAAGGTTCCACTCAGTTTGTGAGTAGAACCCTTAAGAAGGCAGATAACCCTCGATTATATGAATAGTTAACTCTCAGCAAGTTTCTGGAAGTAACTCATAGCATCATCATCTTCCTCTACTGAGGCAGGAGCTGCTGCTACAGCAACCTTCTCTTCCTTGCGAGAACCAAAGTCTGGCTTATAAGAACCACGAGGTTCATCATCACCTGCTTCTTCATCCAATGCTGGACGTGAGGCAGGTTTTTTAATGCCTAGAACATAGTCTAAACGCTTCTTCAGATCCTCATATGATTTAAACTGATCGGCAGCAACTAATGCTTGAAGGGAATATTCCTTCTTCCAAATTGCTTCCATTGCATCGTCGTCATCAAGAAGAGGAGCAGCAGCAGCAAACTCAGATTTATCATAATTCCAATAACCATCCACTTTGCGGATTTTCAATTTGAAATCAGCACCTTGCCAAAAATCAAATGGATTGATTGGAGATTCATCTTCAAACTCTGGTTGCATTGCTGCCATAATCTTATCAAAGATTTTAGCACCAAACTTATAAAGCTTTACTTGACCCTCATTTGCGGGGTTAGAAGGATCTTTCACAACATAGATGTTTGCGTAGTAAGAGAGCTTACGCTTCTGCTTACGTACTGTCGTCTTGTCGTCCTCATTACCACTATTCCACAACTCTCTGTTGTGCTCAGATACTGGATCTTTACCACCAATTGTGGTTAAAGAATTCTCAATATACCATCCACCTGGTCCTTGGAACCCATGTGAGTACATTTTTACCCAAGGTAGATCTTCACTGTCTGGAGCAGGTAGGAAGCGAATAACAGCGTATCCGTTACCTGTTTTGTCCATCTCTGGTTTCCAGAGACGTTCGTCCTGATTACCAGAACCATTATTCATCTTCTCAACTTCCTTTACCAATTTTTGGGTAAGTGAACCTAAAGATGATTGCTTTTTTAATTTTGCAAAAGACATACGTATTCTCCGTATTAGATTGTATTCGGCTTGTGTGAACAGTTTAGTCGGTCTTACTCAGGACCGTACTCTACATGTTATCTACTTGAGATTTCATTTGTTCGAGTAACTTCTCCATATTACCAAAAACTACTGACATGTCAACATCCTTAGGAAGTCCCAGTGATGCTGCACCTGCCATAATATTGTCCTTCATCTTTTTTGCCTCTGGATCATCAGACAAAGATAGTCTAGTATATAATACTCTCTGCTTTTCTAAAAGGTCTTGTAAAAGAGTTACATGCCTTAATTTCTCTGTATCGTCAAACGAGGCAAATTTCCAAACGCTCTGATAAATGTCCTCTTGCATTTCTGCAATATGGGCAACCTCAGCACGTACCATCTCTGAATCAAAAAAGCTCATGTGATGCTCTCCTTTAAGATTTTCCTAAACTTAAATACGTCAATATTTAGGAAGGAATTGTACTTATTCATATTTTGCGATACTAACTGCCAAACTGGATCTTTTAACTTTTTGTCGAAGTCTACTCTATATCCTAATATACGGTCAAGTATTACCATTGTCTCTA